CGCAGGAAAGTTCCTAGTGCTCACCATTGACGGAGTGCCTAGCACTCACTCATTCACCAAGTGGACGAAGGCCTCGGTAGTCGTCTACTAAATCCTGACCGGGGAGACTTCACCACCGAGTCTCCCCGGTTGCGTTTTCACTTTATGAATTATTCAGTCAACGATATTCATTGCTGAAAGCCCCGGCATAAATTCTTTACACGAAGGTGCAGCGGGGCTGGGCAAACACATGTTCGCTTTTGTAAATCTGATATCGCTTGCTGTAATGTAATCAGTAACAACAACAAGCCTTACGAAAGGGGCACGAAATGGAAACAGACAACACACTCAGTCTTACAGAATGCGCAGACGAAATCCTGTCACTCATCAAGACACGGGAAGAAATCCTAGAGATTTACAAAAAGGACAAAATTGAAAATCATTACCTCTACATGGTAACGATTAGTCTGCAAATCGCCATCAAGAACCTCGCTGACCGAGTGCAGTCCGCAACCCGATAACGGAGAGAGAGTGGGTGCGAAAGCGCCTGCTCTTTTTTCTTAGCTAGCCCCGGCATAGTAATAAAAAATCCGGCAGCGGGGCTATGTAAAAAATTCCAATTTTTGTAAATCTGATATCGCGTACTGTAAAGTTTATTTTGTAAACGAGTTCCACGAAAGGGGACACAATGGAAACCAAGGAAAGAATAAAGCCAGTAGTCGGAAACGGCGCACACGTAAGCAACGGAGTGGACACTCACTCAGTAACGATTGTTTTCGTCAGTGAAAACGGCAAGAAGATTATCGTTCAGCAAGACGATGTCAAGCCAGCCGAAGGTGCGAAGCCTTACAGCAACGACTGGGAAATTACACCAAACCCAAACAACCCAACCGCTTGCTTTACACTCCGCAAAAACGGAAGGTGGGTTCAGATTGGTGATTCGTTGGATAGTTGGGCTGTGCTTCACCTGAGCGGTCGCAGGTACTACTACTCCTACGAGTTCTAAACCCGAGGGGGTGTGACAGGGAATAAAAACCTTGTTACACCCCCAAAATTTTCCATGAGCCCCGGCGCTCGCGCCTGATAGCCGGGACTCCGGGTCGCGCACGAACACATGTTCGCCCGGGCTGGCCTGTTCGCCCGTTTTGTAAATCTGATATCGCGTGTTGTAATGTTTGGAGCACGGAAGCAAGGCCAACTGAAAGGGGCACAAAATGAAAGCAGAATTCAACCCGTGGGATGACGGGGAGTACACACTGGACGGGCACCTCGTACAAGAGGACGACCTTGCGTGGTACGCAGAGAACGAGGCCTTCACAGACGGGTTGGATTGGGAATGAACTACACGCCACAGCTCGTAGACGCAGAGAAGCTGCGCATTGGTACATACATCAACGCTGGCGACAGCTCATACAAGGTCTACGAGGGCCATGTGATACTGGTGACAGTCGCTGGTGACGAAGTCATCGTGGACATACTGGACAAGCTCGGGGAGCACGACACTTACAGGTGCCCAACAGGCAACTCGATTTGGACGACAGGCTTCGCCGAGAACTTCCCACACGGGGGCGTCGACCTTTCGACTTGGTGAGCCCACCAGTTTCAGCCTGTTCACCCGGCTGAAATTTTTCCCGGAGCCCCGGCTATTAGACGGGCTCAGCCCGATATGCGGGGCTATATCGAAATCCTTGACATAATCACTACAAGCCTGTAATTTAGTATCACCTACAACGGAAAGAAAAAATCGTGCAAGCAGTTATGTACACACAAGGGCTAATTATTGGGTTTCTTAGTGGCGTTATCTTTACCTATATCTACGCAGTAATAAAGCGCAATAAGTAATTTTGTAAATCTGATATCTAGTCCTGTACTGTTATCTCAACGGGGAAAGTATCCCCGTAAGTTTCTCGGAAAGGGGAAATTATGAAACATACCGTTTATCAGGTTTGGTGGGCAAGCGCAGGCTGTCTCCCAGATAGCGACACGCCAGCCTTTGAGGCAGACACTCGTAAAGAGTGTGAGGCTTGGTTGGCAACTGACGAGGCTTCGGAATACTGGGAGAGTGTAGGCGACTACAACACTTACAGTTTCCAAATCCACGCAAACACAAGTTCTGGTCACTCGTGGCTAGTCCTAGAGCAAACACTCACTACTGGAAAGGTAGGCAAGTAATGAAATCAGGTAAAGGTTCTATCGTTAGCGCACAAGTAGTCCACGACCCAATGCAGGTTTATGGGGTTTCTACTACTTGGGCAGTAATGCTTCATATTCAGTCACCTACTGGAGACAGTAGCGACTTCCTACAATACTCAATGCCCTGTGTTTCTCACTCGCAGGCTTGCAGTATTGCAGACGGATACAACGAGGTATTACAGCCTCACTTAGTTGGAAGGTTTGACGAGCAAACTCACGAAATGTCAAACTAGGTTTAGTGGGTAGCAATACCTACTAATAAATAGCCACACCATTACTCCGCGTTTTACCCCTTTCAACCTGCGTTGAGTTTTGGTGTGGCTTATTTTTTTCTCAAAACAGCCCCGCCTGCCCTTCTGCTGACGAAAATTTGTATGTTACCTGTATGTCATCTGTATGTTAAATGAAAAAAACTTCTGCGGGGCTATAAATAAAAGTTGCAATTCTCTTTCGGGTGTACTAGAGTTGGTCTTGTAAGAAAAACCGAATGTTCCACGTGGAACATTCCGAGAAAAGGGGAAAGTAATGGAAGGTCAAGTAGAGGTGCGGAAAGCAGGAGCGAAGGCTCTTGATGAAATCAGGGAAGCGGTACTCGAACTACTCGAGATACTCGACAGCCAACCCGAGGACGAGACAATCGAGGAAGCAGTGCTAGGGAAACTCGGCTACATCGTCAGTGATTACAAGGGAAGTTACTGGTACGGCAGTGCCGACGGCTGGGAGCGAGCGCTCAAAGAACCAAACAAAGAGCCGTTTAACTCGGCTAACTGGTGAACGAGAAGGTCGAGTGGTGGGTCGGGCTCTTGGCGGTTAAGACCGCCGAGGCTCGAGCCCACGCCGAGCGAGAGTTCAGGTCGGCAGAGAAGCAGCAGATTTTCATGGACGCTTTTCATTGGGCGATGCTCAATGCTCGAGCCGAAGTGTTTGACAAAATCCAAATCGACTGAAAGTGTCGGGTAGCCAAATCGGTTGCCCGACATTTTAGTTTTATAGCCCCGCCTACGGCTGCAAACATATGTTCGCCCCAAGACGGGGCTAAAAAGTGAAGTTGTAAATCTGATATCAGGTGTACTAGAGTTGGTCTTGTAAGGAAATGTTCCACGTGGAACATTCGAACAAAGGGGAAAGACATAGACGAAATACTGGAAGAAGAAAAGGTAAAGAGTGTTGGGGAAATCGCCCAAGAACTTAGGACCTTGCTCGATGAGATGACTGAAATGCTCAGGAATCTCGAGAGCGAAGAAGGAGAGGGAGCCATCTACATGTTGGATGACGCGCTGTACGAAATGAAGAACACTGTTGGTGAGAAGTATCACTACGGCGGTGGCACTGGCTGGATTTACGAGTTGTACAAACTCCAGCGCCAGTAAGCGCCAGTAAAACCCTCCGAGAAGTCGGGCAGCCAGTAGGTTGCTCGACTTTTTTGGCTTTATAGCCCCGCCACTCCAACACCCAAGACAGTTGGTATGCGGGGCTCAAACCACGCTCCTGAAGGCGCAGGGGTGGCCAGTCGTGAATTGTAAATTTGATATCGCATACCGTAAAGTGTTTACTGTTGGTGGGACTGAAGAGTGTCCTATAACGCTAATCGGGGGATGGAAATGTCCCCCGACAGGCTCCCACCAACTTCACTACTACTAGTCCTGAAGGGGGCAAATAATGGGTAATCAGTTAGCAAGCGAACTAGCCGACAACGACATGGGCCTATCACTGGATACAGCCCTAGCAATCCACCTGCGGAGTAATCACTACCCGCCAGTGCCATTGTCAATGGTGCCAGTGTGCATTCAAGCAATTGACAGTTACAACGCAGACTTCAGTGGGGATGAACTCATTGAATTGCCTGAAGGTGTGTCGTGGAAGGGTAAGACGAGTGCGCCTGCATGGGCAATCATTGAATCTCACCACCTTGGCGCATGGTGTGACGACATTGAGGATTACGACCTTCGCTACGAGGAATAATCAGCGAAGCAAGTTCAACCGATTAGGTGGCGTGGGGAAACCTGCGTCACTTATTTGGCCAGGAGCCCCGCCTCATTAGAGGTATTGCTTTCTCCTAATGCCGGGGCTTATTGTTCAATTTGGAAATCTGATATCTAGTTTGATAAGGTCATATCACTATGAATAACCAAACACACCAACAATGCCGAGAATACGACACCAATGCCGATAGCGCAGATATGTGCGGTGGCACTGTGCGCCAGTATGAGAGTGGCGTTATTACCGTTTCATTGTGCGATTATCACTTCGCAGACCTTCAGGACAGAATGTATTCAGGGAGCATGCGGTAGGAGTTGTGCCGGGGCTTATTTGCGCCCTTGCTGTTTTGTAAATCTGATATCGGGTTTACTAAGGTGCTACTGCGTTCGAGAACCGCTCGAACCACACTTCTTTGAAAGGGGGTGAATATGAAAAAGAGCATTCTTCAGTTCCACGATGGACAGATGATTCGTCAGCGTGTGGTTTACACACACCTGATTCTGTCCTTTGTGCGTGACTTGGAGCGCTGTGGCATTGACATGGCGACCGTCATCGCAACAAATCGCTTCGCTGCGGACTACCCACTTGGATACCTCAACTATGAGTATCCACTGGTAGGACACCGCACCCGAGGCATTTGGGAAGGTGGAACCATCACTGTCTAACAAACGGAGCCGAGTGGGGCTTGGCAACAGAACCCACTTCTAGTAATGGGTGCGCAGCGCAATCTATTTGCCGCTATGAAAGCCCCGCTGTACAACCTGTCGCAAAGCTAGCGGGGCTATGTATTTTTGTAAATCTGATATCGGTTCCTGTAAGGTACTACTACTCAACGAAAGGGGTGCTTATGAAAGACGAGGGTTCGCAGGTGGCGTACCGTGACAATCACGGGAACATCATCAGTGGAGTGGTTGTTGGTTACGACAATCACCTGCGTTACTTGGTTCGTGTAAGTGGTTCAGGAAAGTTTGACCCACTCGCAATCGTTCCCGAAAGTAATTTAGTTCACTAATCAAATTGTTTTGTAAATCTGATATCTATTCCTGTAATCTCTAATCAACTACTACGAAAGAGGGAAAAAATGAAAGCAGTACTCGTGAAAACAAGCGGTGAAGTAACCGCTATTGACATTCCACGTGACGGTGCGCATACCGTCATTCACGAATTAGTTGGTGGCTGGTTTGACTGTGTGAACGATTGGGAAATGGGCGTTACTGCCTACGTACATGACGAAGGCTTGCTCATTGACCTGCCGACAAACAACATCACGTCTTTGTTGTTCCGCAGGGTTCTCGCTGGTGACGCTGTGCTGGTCGGTATCGCTGACGATGAAGGCTATGACACTGACGTTCCGAGCGACTTCATGACAGAACACTTTGCCAACATGGCTCTAGAGGCTTCACATGACTTGGAGTTGGGCACCATGATAAACAACAGCAGAGAGAGCATGGACTTGACGCCAGTGGTCACGGAGTGGAGAGACTGACACTCGATAAAAATTAGGCAGGGGGCTTCGAGCTCTCTGCCATTTTTTATGAATAAGCCCCGCCGTGCGGGCTGACCCACCGGGGCTCACCGAACATATGTTCGCCCAACCAGCCGAAAAAAGTTGGTGCGCTAGCAGGTGTGAGAGGGCTTGTCAAGTATCGGTGTTTAGATGACGGTGGCGGAAAGCACTTTGTAAATCTGATATCGGGTGTTGTAATGTCGTTACTGCCCCAATCAACTACTACGAAAGGCAGGGCATAATGAGTAAGTCCATATCCGTAAAGGTGAAGGTGAGTACGCTCATCTCATCACTTGAGAAAGCATTGGTAGAGCGCCAACAGCGTTTCGCCAATCAAGAAAAAGAGGAAGCCCGTTTTGAGAAGGAAAAGGAAGCCTACAACTTGGCTATCCTCAAACTCGTCAAGAGCAAGGGCGTGATAACTGACGCAAGCCGTCAGCGTTGGTATTCCAGCAACTCCAAGAGCAAGACGGTGGAGTTCAGCGTCACTATGGAGTTGCCAAAGTCAGCACTCCCAACCGAACCTACACAGGTTGATACATACCCTGAACACAGGTACGAGCGCGAGACTGACGAAATCAAGCAGGCAATCCGTGTCCTCAAGATGACTGACCAAGAGTATGTGAGCGCATCTACTCTCAAGTCGGTGTCGGAGTACCTCTAGTCACAACTGGCTACCGAAAAGGAGAGAGGGGTGGGGAAACCTGCCCCTCTTTTTTTTCGTGCGCCCAAAAGCCCCGCAAACCAACCAAACAAAGGCAAAGACGGGGCTCTGTACTTCGTCAAGCGATTTTGTAAATCTGATATCGGGTGGTATATAGTGGTACTACCTACTACAGACACCGAAGGGGGTGAACAAAATATGTCCAAGCAACTTTCTGCCGTTGCTCGTCAGTATGTGAGTGCCGTTGAGGCTCTCGCCTCTGCCGAGAAAGCCGTCGCAGTTGCGAAGGAATTGCTTTCAGAAGCGTACGCCGAAGCAGGCGTGAACTCTTGGGAAGTGAACGACAAGTGCGTACAACTTGTTGAGGCAATTCGTCGCAACTTTGATGTCGCAACACTTTCGGAACTTGTCAATGCCAAGATTTTCAGCGCAGTCACCAAGACTGCCGTTGAGGTCAAGGAGTTTGATAAGGCTCGTAAGGCTGGCGATATCAGTGAGGAAGTGGAAACTGCGTGTGTGAAGCCATCGGCTTACACTCGTATCGTTGTCCGTGACCTTGCTAAAGGCGCAGTAACCGAAACCGCCGAAGCGGTCTAGTCCTATCCACCTACCGAAAGAGGGTTAGAGAGAAATCTCTAGCCCTCTTTTGTTATTACCCTGAAACTTTTGCGCAAATTGTCGGCAGTGAACTCGGCGTTACTTTCCTCTACGGCTCTTATCTGTATCCAAAGGTTGTACAACTCGATATCGAACTCGGCAATTCTTTTTGATAAGCCCCGGCTTCTTGCTTGCTCTAGTTCGTTCACCCAAAGAGATTAGCCCAGCGGGGCTCTCATATCGGCTACCCGTGTTTTGTAAATCTGATATCGGGCTGGCTAAGGTGAGTAGTGCTTATCTAATCAACTACTACCGAAAGGAACTACCGATGAGCGATGTACTGGATAAAGCGGAGTTTGCCGAGAGGCTTATCTCCGAGCAATTAGAGGGGGGCTTTGACCTGAAAACGGCATTGTTCTTTGCTATCAACGAAACCGATGAAGGCGTGGCTATGGTCTTGGCAGGCGAACACGGCGATGTGTACGACCTACTTGACAGCGATGACAGCCGAGCAGTAGCGAAGGTGAGCGATTATGTTGCCCTCGTCACTTGTGGTTGGGCTTCACCTATCACCGAAAGCGATGACCCTGAAAACGAGGTAGCACCTTCACAGCACCCACAGCGCAGGCGTGTACGCCTAATGGTGTTTGCTGGCAAAGACGGTTGGGCTAGCGTTATGCGCTTCTCGGACACACCTGACGAAACGATTACCGATGACGGTAATGCTCGTGGCGCACTCGCTGACGCAATAATGGGCTTGTTCTAGGGCTTTACCCCTTTCACCCCTACGAACAACCGAAGCCCTGCCTGCCGTAACTGGTGGGCAGGGCTTCCTTATGCGCGTGAAAAGCCCCGCCTCGATGCCTGACTACCTACCCAGCGGGGCTCCTAACAATTTTGTAAATCTGATATCGGCTCGTGTAGTGTCTATCTCAACTACTACGAAAGGAAATACCTTGTACCTACTAACCGACAATTCAGTGGACCTGACATTCGCTGAACTAAAACTTGGTGAAGTAATTGCCAATGACATAATTGTTTTGGCACTTACGAAAAAGAATGACCGTGAAATTGACGACTCATACGCCTCGTGGATTACCGTCTGCTATAACCCAAGCAACCCATTCCACAAGTTCGCCGTATGGACCGTTGTGGCTCGCCCTAGTGGCTGGGAGCGTTATAGCGGTGACTACTGCACCACACTGACCGAAGCCGTTGCTTGCTACTCCGAAAGAGGTGGCAAGTAATGAGCACTGCAGTAATGACTCACAAACTCTCCGTATTCGGTGAACAAACTGACCCGTTCGGCGGCATTGACGCTACCTACCAACTGGACCTATGGGAAGACGGCACTGGCAAGTTGCTAGTTCGCCTCATGAAGGACGGTAAGGCGTTCGCTACTAAGACATTCCGTGACTGCGAGACTCAACACTCCGATAGCGAGCGTTGGCTCAATGACGAAGTGCGATATCCCAATCCGTTCGCAGGCATACTGCTCAATAGGGCGTGGGAGTGAACGACATGAGCGAGGCATATATCGCAAAAATAAACGCACTACCACTAGTGCATGGAGCGGTGCATATTCGTGGTGACGGTGGTAATTGCGACTCATGCGGAATGGAGATGTCCGTGCGTTCCTTCGGGAGTGAGCCAGTCTGGGATGACGACATAGATAGTCTCGTCTGCAATACATGTTTTTACGACAGCGAAGACCGATGGGCAACTCCATTGGTGAGGGAGTGAGCTATTTTCCACCAGGAGCCCCGGCCTCAGTACGGCCCAGAATGTGCTGCGGGGCTATCCAGAAAAATAAAAAAAATCGCAAAAAATAAATAAATCGCTCTGCAAAAAAACGACTACCTACCCACCCTTATTATCTTGACGGTGGCGGAAGAGGTGGTTTGTAAATCTGATATCGGGTTCCCTATGATGGTACTTATGGAAACAGACAAGATAACAGCGCAAGAGTGGCACGACAGATACCTACAACCTTTCTATAATCTCGCCAGTGACCCAAATGCGGAACCAACCAGCGAAATGCAGGACGGCTATGCAGGGTTTGTCCTTGACGGTATTCTCGCCGTGAAAGATATTGACGGGCAAGAGGCGAACGATTGGGAGTGTGTGGAATTGGTTGAGGAACTAATCCGCTACGCAATGATTATGGACGGGAGAGTGGACAAATGAGCAACCGACTATTTGAGGAGTTCATAGGTGGCACTACTGATTGGTTCCAGTGCCTATGTGGCAACCAACCAAACTACGAGGGCTTTTACTCTTGCCTAAGGACTGGAGAGATTGTCTCGCCAACTATCTATGGAGATTGGGACGGGCAGGTTTATCTTTGCGAGAAATGTAGCCGTATCATTGACGGCGAAACTCTAAAGGTAATCGGAGTTTGTTCAGAGGAAATCGCACACAAAAACGACAACTACGATTGGAGTACTTACTAATGAATACATACCGAGTGACAGTAATGGTCACGCTTGATGTAACAGGCGTTGATGATGGAGCGGCAGCGGGGCTTGCGATAGCACAGGTGCAAGACGCAATTGGTGACAGCGGTCAGCAAGGTCGAAAAATGTGGGTAACTGGAATTGGTCGGCACTCAAATCCATTCTCTGATGAAGAAGAACTGATGATTTATGAGCAATTGTAAATCTGATATCGGGTCTGATAAGGTACTACCACCTACTAACGAAAGGCAATAACTATGGGTTACACGCATTACAACTACCGACCACGAAACAACGCTGGGTCTGCCTATATGTACGGCAAACTTGCACTAGACGCTAAGGCTATTTGCGAACACGCATACACCATTGGCATAAAACTAGGCGACTGGAGTGGAGAGAATGGAACTTCACCTCAATTCACGGAAGGCGAGTTCAGTCTCAATGGCATAGATGATATGTCTCACGAAACCTTTACTTGGAAAGCAATGCCAACTCAAGTTGAGTGGAGAAAAAATGAGCCTGAAATCTTTGATTTTTGCAAGACTGCTATGAAACCGTATGACGCTGTAGTTACGGCGATACTTATTCGGGCGAAAGAAATCTACGGCTCTTGTGTCTCTATCTCGTCAGATGGTGACTGGAGTGAGTGGCAAGACGGGCGTAACTTGTACGAGGCTGTATTCGGTGAAGTTGCTCAATGTCCATTTGATGGAGCAAGCGTATGATAGGAACGCATAAAGGTAGAAAAACAACACACGAAGAACTAGAGGTTGTTGCAGACCTTTATAGAGAAGCACTAAGCAAGCGCATTCCAGTACAGCGCTATGTTGCGCAGAGAATGAATGTTTCTATATCTACGTCTAACAAGCGGATAATGGCGTCACGAAAAGCCAATCTGTTACCGCCGCACGACGAGCACTTAGAGCAAGGAAAAATAAACCCAATTTGCGTGTTTAGGATATCGCAGAATGACTTGGAACAACTGAACCGAATAGCAATGTCAAAATGTATTGAACGAAGTTTTGCCCTACGGGAAGCGGTGCGTCAGTACATAGAAGCGAACAGCGACTAGAAGCCCGGGGCTCTAGCTCGATTTTGTAAATCTGATATTTGATACTGTAAGATTTCATTACCTACTACTACTAACAAGGAGCAAGAAAATGGGAATGGATGTCATTGGAGTAAATCCAAAGAATGAAACGGGCAGTTACTTCCGCAACAATGTGTGGTACTGGCGTCCACTGGCAGACTTTATCTGCAACAACTATGACGACATTGCTAGCGGTTGCGAGTACTGGCACTCAAACGACGGTGACGGGCTAGATGAAGCATTGGCTGAATCATTGGCTTGGTCACTCAAGATAGACCTTGAAAATGGCACGGTTGAGAAGTACGCAAAGACTTACAATGAGTGGCGTTCCTCACTTCCCCGTGAAGCGTGCCAACTCTGTGAATGCACTGGCATTCGCAATGACGAGGTAGGCGTGGAAATGGGAATGCCCACTAAAGAACTCTCTCCTGAAAATCAGATTCTTACTGGACGCACTTATGGCTGGTGTAATGCCTGTGATGGAATCGGCACTAAAGAATCGTGGCTCACTTCCTACCCGTTTGATGTGGAGAATGTCAAGCGGTTCGCAGAGTTCCTAGAGAACTGCGGTGGATTTCAAATCTGCTGACGACTAGAATTCAAACAACTACTAACAAGGAGAAATCATGCTTTATTCAACACTTCCACCGTCACTAAAACTCTTCGTGACAGAGCCAGCAGTGGACGACATTGCTAGCCAGTACGACTTCAAGATAATCCACGAGATGGAAACGTCTAAAGGAATCGTATGGACTGCAGAAATTCAAAGAAAAGGGATTACTGTTTGCCGAGTCGAAAATTATGGAGATGGCGGAGCGAATCGCTACTTTCATGACAACTTGGGTGCTTACCAATTGTTCCTTGATGACGCAATGAGGGCGTACCCTGACGCAAGCGAGCCACTGGATTCATTCGTACAACTTATAGATGTAGTGAGCGCATGATGATTAGAAAAGCACTACTCACGCTCCGATTACTGAAGGAATACCTGAAAAATGTAATTGCTAAAGAGGGAATCCTGGTTGGCATGGACGCACTAGTTCAATGGGATGATGACTCTGACACAAGGAGTTACTACCTCTCATTCAGTAAAGACCCTGTCTACCTGCAGTGGGATGACTTCGGAGTTCAGGATGATGATGTCTTCTATTACCTAGACGGAATCAAAGAGGTAGTCTCCATCATTTGGAATGACCATGAAGACGGATGGCAAATTCTCGATGGAAGTTTGGTTATAGCTCAAAGCGAATAATCATCTCGTAAAGCCCCGGTGTACAAGGCGGCCACTGAGTCACCGGGGCTATGCGAACAGGTGTTCGCTTTCATGCCGGCATGATGCCTGACCTGCGCACCGGAAAACCGTAGGTCATATACGCCTCTATTATCATGACGGTGGCGGAAGAGAGTTGTAAATCTGATATCAGGGTCGCTACAGTGGTACTCACCTACTACTAAGGAGATTCCCACATGGGCTTAGACAACATCCCACACCGATACGCCTGCGAGCGTCTTGGCACTGCTGTAAAAGTTGACATTCTTGACAAAGACGGCGTAGCCATTGTTGACGAAGAAACAGGATTATCTGAAAAGCGAATTGACTGCAGAGAAACGCAGGCACAAGGCAAATGCCCTTACCTCATCTCTGTATCAAAGACTGATTTGCAAGAAGGAAGTGTTACTGGCATGTTCGGAACAGACTGCTGGTATAGGGGTAAGTACGGCAACTTCCTCATAGAAGCACTGGAACTTCCTGATTTTGAGTATTCGTTCTATGGCGACAACGAAGATGGCACATACAAGTCACCATCATCATGCCTCGCTTTGGCAGACGACATGGAAAACCGCATGACCGAAATGGGAACCGTAACCAAAGACGGTGAGAACTTGGACAAGGAAGTCAAGTACGCCATTTGGTGGTTGCGCTGGGTTGCCAATGAATGTAACGGGTCTGACGCATGGTACTAATTTGTAAATCTGATATTTGTACCTGTATAGTTACATCACCTACTACTACAAAAGGAGAATGAAATGCCTAACTGGTGCAACCAATACGGAGAAGTTCGTGGAAGCAACAAAGAACTGAAGCGGTTCATTGAGGCTATTCGCATTGAGCAGACTGAAGAGTGGAAAGCAATTCCTGAATGGAACAGAACAGAATGGGACATGAACCAACTATTCCCAATTCCAACAGAACTGCACGAAACAGTTTCAGGATATGTTGGTGAAGAGAAGGCAGAAGAACACCGCAAGCAACAAGAGTCAAATCTCGCTAAGTACGGTCACAAGGACTGGTACGACTGGGCGAATGCTAACTGGGACACTAAATGGGGTGCTTGCCGTGTTGATTTTGACGAGGACACATTTGACGAGAACAGCAACTCAATAACGCTGTACTGGGAAAGTGCTTGGAGCCCTGCGGTTGGTCTTATGAGGAACATCTCCGAACAGTTCCCTGAACTTGTATTCGGAATGCACTTCACAGAGGAAGCAGATTTCTTTGCTGGCTACATGGTCTTTCACAAAGGAGAGATTGTTGCAGAAGGTGAACACGAAATGCAGGGACAACCTGAATACGACGACGACGACGAGAACTTTGACGAAAAGTATTCGGAATGGAAAGACGCTCTCACATTTGAGATTGCAGAAGGCATGGATACAGCCATGACCTCACAACAGATTTTCAGTGCAAACTGAAATAAACCAAATAAACACCTAACAAGGAGAAACATGAATACCGAAAAGAAAGAAGCACGGGTTAGTGCAAGACTTCGTGATTTGCGTATTGAGCGAGAACTCTCGCAAGATGCGTTGGCAAAGAAGGCGGGGCTCGAGCGCAAGACCATCAACCGGATTGAGAACGGACACTTCTCACCTAGCCTTCAGTCACTCATCTTGCTCTGCGGAGCGCTCAAGGTGAAGCCATCAGATGTTCTAGAAGGCATCTGAAATGACACGCAAAGAAATAGATGCAGATACACCTTTTTACGAAGTCAATTTTACATTCGCTTTGGATAAAGAACTGTTTGAAAGCGACGATGTTGAAAAGGATGGGGTTCACAACCTCATGACCGAAATTCACATGAAAGCTGGAGACTACCTAGATTCTCTCGGCATCACAATCATTGAAGGACAAAGTAGTGGACGCAGGCTAAAGGAAGAAACAGCACCAACATCAGATGACTGGCTCTACAATGTGAGTCAGAGCAACCCGATGCCTAAAAAATTGTAAATCTGATATCGGATACCCTAAGATGTCCTCAACTACTACTAAGGAGAAAATCATGACAAAGACACTTGTCGGAGAAAGAATCAAACTAGTCGGCACTAGCGACCCGTATACACGGATTCGCAAGGGTGACCTAGGGACCGTTACGCGTGAGCCATACGATAATGCTGGCGCTATGTGTATCGGTGTTGATTGGGACAACGGCAGTTCGCTCTCCTTGGTGGAAGGTGAGGACTCTTGGGTGTCTGTAGGCATTGCCGAGGAATGGATGACTGCGTTTGACCAGTACCTGAGTGCTGGATACAAACTGCTGGACCTTTGGCAACAACTAGACCTCAGGGACTCGCTGTTCCTGAACAACATCAACATGATTGAGTTCCCGTTCGCAATGTCGTTTGATGAGTACTTGGCTGAAATGGCTTCAATCAAGCGACACCTAGACGAGGCAGGTGACAAGTGAGCGACAATGAGAAGATGACATTTGATGTCAATCAGCATTCACGCAAGGATGTAACCGTCTTTACTAGTGGCTATGACGAGGTCAACGCCAAGTTCATAAACATTGGAATCACCCATGAGGGCTTTATCATGGACTTCTATGAGAATGCAGAATTTGTTGGAACTATTGGTATGACCTATGATGAATGGTTTGAATTCTCAGGAAGGACCTTGTAATGGCTAAGAAAAAAGCAGTAACTGGACAAATCAGCAAACGTTTCACCCTCGATGAAATAAACCTGATTGTTGAAGCCCTCTCTATCTACAGAGACGCAAATCGTCGAATGACCACTGGTATTTTTACCAAGGATGGACGGATGTATTCCGCTAAACGCCGTGAATCTATTACCCCTGAAGAACTTATGGATTTACTTTCTGATGGCATTGTAGAAATCAGGTTCATACCCATGGGCGACCAATTCACGGATGAAGAGCAGGAATCACTAGAGGAACTGTGGAATGTATTCGTTGCCGGCTTGGGAAAGATTGAAGAGAAAATTGAAAACAACATCAACGAAACTGTTGAAGAAAGTATTAGTGGCGTCATAGACGACCTCTACACGATGTTGAAAGGCGAAGCGAAATGATTGACATGGATGTGCTCGCCCAAATTGCAGAGATTCTTGAGGAGAATTACTACACACTGTCCACCACCGGTGAAGATGCGGTGGAGACAGCAAAAAGCGATTTTTTAAACGGCTACTGGGAGAACGACACGGACAACGACTTCACGGATGAAGAGGTAGCGGCGGCTATTGAATACCTTCGAGTTAAATTCCACATCGAGGGAAAGCTTAAGACGACTGCAAGTTTCTACTACACGCACACGTGGAACAAATCTTTCGAAAAAACAAAAGGGTAAGACCGGGGCTCGGGCCGGATAGTGGGTAGTAGCACTGTTCGGCCGAAGAGCCTGGAGCTTTATTTTCAAAAAAATCAAAAAATGTGATGACCTCCGGGGGCCGCCTTATCTTGACGGTGGTGGAAGAGTCTGTTTGTAAATCTGATATCGCCTCCTGTAAGGTGGGTGGTGAAAGGAAGTATCTACTATGTTGAAAAAGTCAATAACCGAATCAACCATTACCGATATCCACACCTCTCGTTGGGCTGAAGCCATTGACGAGTTCGGGGATAAGTTCGCCGTGCCACGGGAAGTCGCCCAAGGTATCAGTGACTACACAAGGGCATTACATGTTCTCCAAGTGTGGAATCGTGACGGAGCAAAGGGCAGTCCTATCCGTGCCATGCTCTCCTATTCGCTTCCTGACGCTGTAATCGCAGAGGTATCTAGTGAGTACTGCGGTATTCAGGTAGATGAGGAGTCTGTCGTAGATGAGGTCAAGACCGAGAAGCGGGCTGACAAGTGGGACTCGTTCCTGAAGTGGGCGAACCAGCACCATTTTGAGCAGTTCACCACAGAGCAACTTATGGAGCAGTGTGGCTTCTCCTACCCGACCACTCTGAAATACGTCCAAGAGAGTCCAACCTTCCGTAAGGTCAAGAAAGGTCTTTGGGAAGTCAGGGACGCTAAGGCTGACAGACAGGCTGGTATCTAGTGGGTCTACTCGGTGGTTATGTTGTCTACAAGATAGGCAAGAACCGTGGAGAGAAAAAGGCGGAGCGTCGTGCGCAGGCTGCCATGTCTGCAGAAAATTGCATTATTTGTGAGTCGCGCCGCGCTGACTGCGGTGAACATGGCGAAGTAGTTTTCTGCTCTGCCTGTTGCGGTTGTAACTAACCCACCGGTCATTTGCCGGCCGCTCGACCCTAGAGCCCCGGCCGAACCTGTTAGGTATGCCTAACAATAAGAGCTGATAGCCCCGGGGAAACCCTGTTACACCCCTGCAAAAAAATCAAAAAATTGCTCTATAGGTAATGTGGGGATAAATCGATTTTGTAAATCTGATATCGCATGCCCTAGGGTAGGTACTGCCTCACGGTGTAAAGCGATTTTGTAAATCTGATATCGCCTGCTGTAAGGTAACTACAACTAACCAAACACCCTTAAGGAGGGAAACAGAAATGACTACTACACAAACCAAATTGCCACAGTGCTGGCAAGACCTAGAGGACGCTCTCAACAACGGTGTTGACCGAGTAATCCTTTTCGGACCTTCGGGTATCGGCAAGACATACGCTGGTATGACTATCGGCGATGTTGAAGCAGGCGCATTCCGATTGGTATGCACCGAGGACATGACCAATATGGATGTTACTGGAACATTCCTACCTGACGGTAAGGGTGGCACTAAGTGGCTTGACGGGTCGGCTTTAAAGGCTTGGGAAGGCAACGGCATTAAAGGTGGTCGTCTCATCGTGGACGAAATTGACAAGGCTTCGGGCGATGTTTATGCAACGCTCTTGGCGATGTTGGATTCACCTGAATCGGCTTCGTTTGAACACCCTGATACTGCCCGTGTCCACCGTCCAAAAGCAGGCTTCTCTGCAATTATGACCACCAATGTTGAGAACATGGGCGAATTGCCAACTGCTCTCACTGACCGATTCCCTATCAAGATTCGTATCAACGAACCACACCCTGACGCTTTGCTTCGTCTCTCACCTGAATTGCGCCAGTTCGCAGTTCGTATGGCTGACGCTGGCGAACGCCGTATCTCACTGCGAGCATTCATCGCTTACGACAGTCTCCGCAAGGGTCTTGGTGACGAGCGAGCAAGCCAGTTGACATTCGGTGACAGGGCGCAGTCAATTCTTGACGCTATTGCGATTGAGAAGTTGGCACGATGAAAACTGTGAAAAAACGTATCTCGGCTGAACCCGAGTTTCTTTCACGCAACGATGTGGAAGGTGGCGTGTGGACGGTGGGCGAGGTTCGTGCAATTCGTGGCGAACCTTGCACCAACATCGTTACAAGGGAAATGAAAGTTCCTACTGATGATGATTCACTCGCTCGGGCAATTCGTGCGCATGAAATGGTTCACGCAAAAGTATCGCCTGCTGATGATTGGTCGAAATGGATTGAACGCAAGATTGCAACCCAAGAATCAATGACTGTGGTTGAGGAATTGCGTGTTAACTATCTTTGCCAAAAGGCTGGCTTTGATGTTAAGAACGACCTTGCAGACGGTGGAGAAACGGCTGACGGTGAACGACTTGGTGCGACAGAGGATTGGGCTGGTGCTGTGCAAATGGCAGTTGCTACTGCTGGCACTGCGTCCAACAAACTATTGCTAAACGGAATCCGCAGACACAAGCGAGAGTGGGGTGCGATACTTCTTGATATCTCCAAGCGAGCAGTCAAGGAAATGAAAAAGGCTGACAAGTATTCAAACCTTGCTTCCACAAAAGTTGACCCAACTAGCGGTCTATTCCCTTTGGGATTCGTTCACACAGAACGACTGGCTGAATGGGTTGACCGTCTTTGCGCAAAGTCACCCGAGCAGATAGCAGAGGAAAAAGAAAAGGCTCGCAGAGAGCGTGAGGAAGCAAAACTCCGCAAGGCTCTTGGTCAAGACGGTGAGGAATCAGAGGGCGAGGAAGGTGACGAAACCAGTGAAGGTAGTGGCAAACACTCCAACAAGGGAATCAAGCCAACTGACCAAGGCAAAGAGGACGGAAACCCATACAAGGGAATCACCAGTTCCAATGCGACATACCGAGTTGCTTCATGGCAAAAACTGAACATTGAGTTTCTGCCAATGCCAGTGTTGTCAAAAGGCAACTTGGGCAAGAAACGTGTTGCTTCCAATATGGGAATGCGTCCACGCCGAATGCACCGAATGATTACCGACCCACAGATGAGAATCTTTGACAAGGTAATTCGTGGCACTGGTGGAGTTGTAATCATTGACGGAAGTGGTTCAATGTCATTCAGCAGAGAACAACTTACGAGAATCATTGAGCATGCTCCGGGTGCAACTGTGGCTGTGTACACCGATAAAGGTGACCCAAACATAACGAACCTTTGGGTTGTTTCTCATAAAGGCAAAATGGTTAATGAACTTCCGAGCGTTGGATACGGCAACGGAGTTGACTTCCCTGCGATTGAGTGGGGCGTGAAGCAGAAGCAAACTTCTAAGTCACCAATTATTTGGGTAACTGACGGTGGAGTGTGCGGTGCGGGTGGCAACTATGAAGCAGTGCTTGCTATGCAGTGCATTAACTTCTGCAAGAAAAACAACATCGTTGTTGTGCCTCATGTTGACGAAGCGATTGACCAACTGAAAAAACTAAAGGCTGGCGATAAGGCAGTGAGTATCTATCCTGAAATGTTTAAGCGAACATACAAGGAACTGAACGGAACTGAACTTATCTAACGAGGTGTGCCGTGGGGTGCGGACTTGCGCTCCACGGCATGCGCTTTAATCAGCGCAGGTGTAATCCCCTCAGCGTCCTTACCCTCCTTTCAACGCTGGGGGGATTCACTAAATTCGATATAGAATTACTAACAACTACTAACAAGGAGCAGTCATGGAAAAAGAAGTAAAGTTTGAACCAGTTACTAGAGAAGATTTTGAACACTGGATTGAAGGTCCGCTCACCGATGAAGAATGGAAGAACGTCGGAAGTGAGATTGAGGGAAGAGTAGAAAACTTTGTTGATGGTCTACTGGCAGAACTCGTACAGGATTACAACGACGGAGTTTTCAATGCAGAATAAATTCACCCTCATTCAGAACAAGGCGATTGACAAGCCTCTTGAATTCGTAATTCTTAGTGTCAGCGAGCACGATGACGACTCTCCTGACATGTACTGGAATAACGAACTTGGATGGACGAGACTCAGCCACGCAACGCGCTTTACAGAGGAAGAAAGAATTAAATTCTCTTTACCGCTGGACGGCATATGGGTGAGCCTCACAGAGATGGTTCACTCCATAGAGATGTCCAAGTCCAATCACCCAACCAGTGGGTTCAGACAGCCTCGCTTAACTATCGTTGACGAGAGCGAATAGCCCTGTCCCAAATTCGCAACGCCTGCACTAGAAATACTGCAGTCACTAAATTGCGAAATGAAATTTGCCAATCGAATACCCGGGACTCTCGGGCTATTGAAAGTAATCCGTTGATGATGACAGAGTACAAAAGGATTGTCGCTGCGTGCCCGATGAGCCCAACGGCTAGCGCGCCAGCAATGTTCTTTTTTGATTCGTCGTCATCGTCTTCCGTGTCGTCGTACAGGTCGTACCCGTGTCGTTCGTTATATGACGGTGGTGGAAAGGATTTCTTTTTCATGATTCCTAATCCTATCCAGAAGACCAAAGCACGTTCTGGTATGGCTCAAAAAAATGATTTTTTTGCAACCATCCGTCGAAGCTCAAGTGCAGGTATACCGATATCAAATTTACAACTTTTTTTGCAATCAAAGCCGGCCGCAGCCAGGGATAAAAAATGATAATTTTTAAAGTTTTTTTCTTCCCGCGCCGGCCCCAGAGTCAGAGCAAAAAAACGATTTTTTTAAACTATTTCTATCGACCCGGTGCTGAGCTAAATAGAAATATTTTTAACTATTTGATGAACGCGCTGCCGGCTCAAATCAAACTTATCTGCAATTTGGCGGAGCGAAGAACCCGCCGCGCGCATTTGCAAAATTTCAGAATTTCTGTCAGCGTCTGTAGCAGGACCAGGCTTCAGTGGACCCCATTGCCAACCCGAAACAGCCTGGATAGCCGATGCGCGCTCTTCAGAAAGTTGATTTTTTCTGCGTCTCTGGCGAACATAGCCAACCCAAGCTCCCAGTGTGACATCATTATTTCCAACAATTTCAGTATGGATGGCTGGAACATTGCAATGTCCTTCGCGCGCGGCGAACTGAGAAAGGGCTTTAATGTAGGTATTGAATCTTGTCGTGTTATCCATAAACCAGAGACTAGTACGGCATTCGCTGCCTCACGGAAACAGTTGACATTTAATTATTTATTACAACAAAACTTAACATCTGGGATGCGCGCGTGTACAATTAGCTCAGCCCATGGAGGTGCAATTGAAAAATCCATTTGATGACTTCGAGAAATCGGTCCCATTCGAAAGAAAAGAAGAGTTAACTGCAGCGCTCGCGGCGTCCGGAATAAATGATGATGTAGCCGCAGCCATGCTCGAGGAACTTAAAGAAACTGAACAGCGGGAACACAACGTTATGTTCGTCGCGACTGATGGTCATTATGCCATCAAAGCAATCCACGTGCCAGAGTCATCAATCGGCAATGTGAATGGACCGGTGTTGTTTCCGTGCTCGAATCCAAACGTAATACTCGCTGCTTTTTCCAAGGAGTACATCCAAGCTCAAATAGATTACATCGAGGAACTAGAAGCGGGGCTGCGCGATGATGCATGGATTGAGTTCCTGGAGTTGCTGAATGACAAAATTACGCTAGAGTGTGAAGCACACCCACCCACATGGAAGGACCTGTAATGCAACAAACGAAGTTCGATGTCCCTATTAATTCGACGGTGGTGGAAACCATGACTGATGGTCAGCTTGACCTGGTCAAAATGGTCGACTGGGTCTACGGTAAAAAGAAGCCGCCCACTACCTGGGACGACGCGGCACGCCGTGCAGTTTTTCAGATTTTTAATCATTCTTTCAACACGTGGGACCGGCTGTCAGACGTCAGGGAGTATCTCGATTACCTGATTGACGAGATTGGACCAGAGTCAAAAAAGAATATTTCTGGAGATGTGGCGGCTGAGTACTGGGCAATCCTTGGGCGGACGGCCGCCGTTGTTGCAGAAAAGAAAGAAATTTTTAAAGAAATCGACGAAGAGCTTGCCGGCCACGTAGAAGATATTTCGAAGATTTTGGTTAGAAAGCAGCGCGATTACGGGCACCATAACATTGCTCGATTCGGACGCGCCGGTCTACTCGTGAGAATGCATGACAAAGTTGCGCGACTCGAGAACCTCCTCCAGAACGAAACCAACCCAGAAAACGAATCGGTGGTGGATAACTTCATCGATGTCATCGGTTACGCGTCAATCGGCATTATGTGGGAAAGAAATTGGTTTTTACTTCCCCTGGCGCCGGCCGCTGAGTAGTCAAAAAAATCAAAAAATTAACAGATTTCTCTCGAGCTCAGCTTCAGCTAACGTTCTGAGCTCGAGGGGAAAACACTAAAAAAGGAAAATTTACTATGGCCTCCCACTTCGAATCTTCTGAGCTCCAGCTCACCCCACAATTAACTCCGCTTTATGCTTACCTAATCCTGGTTATGGGTGATGTGGTTAAAGATGGCAAGCTGAAGATTAAATGCACATATCATAAATTTCAGATTATTGGCTGGGGTGTTGCCGGCGCGCACGACGAATACTCGAAGACCGTGCGGCCGTACGTATTATTCCAGAATATGGATGGCGCTGCAGCTTTCCCGCTCGATGTCCTCCTCTCACAAAATTTAGATAATTATCCACCCGTCTGGGACGTAAACGAATCAGACGCTCTGCTGATTGATAATGAATTCGGGAAGTACTCCCTGGTCCAGATATCGAAGAAGAAGCCATCCAGAAGACGCCGGAAAAGAATCAAAAAGATTCAGAAAGCTCTCCTGAGTACCGACCTCAACAACGAATACGAAAGAGTTCTTCTGAATATCGACCTGAGCAGCAAATCCAAAAACGCACTCGCGCACGAGGCAGCACACGAGGTGGAAGCTGCGCGCCGGAAGAAAAAGAAGAAAAAATAACCCCACTTACATGACGGTGGTGGAAGACCATCCGTTATTAAACGAAAGAAGAGAAACATGACAGAAACAAAATCATCAGAAGGTCTAGTCGGCAGGTTTGTCCACAAACACCTGGAAGCTGGATACCTGGAATACTACCCAAAGCACCGATACGTGAATACCCAGGGATTCATTAAATCTGTTTTTAGCAGGGACCAATACGGAACACCAAATGCATACGAGGTTGAATGGTTTAGCGCGCTAAGTGGATACCCATTAAATTCGGAAGTCGTCCTAGCGGAGTTGATGCTGTTTGAAAATTGGAGCTTCTACGAAGACCGGGATGTTTGGATTCAAAAGTTTGAAGAAAGCATCGAGCTTTACCGCATAAACGCAGAACGACAAAGACAAAAAGAACAATAGTTTGCTGCCGGCCGGCAAAAGAAAGTGACCCCGGAGGAGACCAAGCGCGCCACCTACTAACCCGCTTTATCTCAACCCCGGGGTCGAGTGACACCGAAAGGAGAAAGGGGGGACCTTCCGGCATCGAGGGTAAAATATATCACAGGTTAAAGCCCCGCTGTGGAACCGTGCACAAGCTGTGCGCAGGTCTGGATAAATCAAACCAGACAGCCGAAAAAAAAATCTTAAAAATATCTGTTTCGAGGTTGACGGTGGTGGAAGACTCTGCTAACTTGAATGCCGCTGGGTAGCTCCCAGTGAAATACGTAGGCCTACAACTAAATCACCTAGATTAACTTTCTGAAATATTCAGAAGGCTTACATGGCGACGTACTCGATAGGGTCTGCGGAAGAAAAAGGTTTCCCCAGACCCCTTCCAAAGTGGGTCATTAGGTCTTTCTATATTCAATTAGTTTTATCCTTGGAATTAGTTGTTAACTCATACTCACTATGAGTCGCAACATTCTTCCAAGAAAAAACAATTTGGTTTAGAGAAGTTAGAGATTCACCTACGAATCTTATAAACTCAACTTTCAAGGGGGAGAACTATGTCTTCACAAATATCGGTGGTGGAAAGGCTTTTTGAAATGACCGAACCAGCTAAGAAAAGGGGACCTCAGAAACGCCCCCGTGCTGCAACAATCAGTAAGAACAAGAAATCCTTACTTGTAGACCAGAACCAAATAAAAGAAGTATTTGACTTCTGGGTCCTAACGTTCAATAAGAAGCGCGTAGCCCTAGATGAGAAACGCCGGCAAGCTATAGGAGCTGCAATACACGACTATGGACTAGACGCCTGTAGGGACGCAATCACTGGCTGTTCCCTCTCAGACTTCCATATGGGGCGTAACAAGAACAACCGTGTGTATAACGAGATAGAACTCATCCTGCGCGACTCAGAGCACATAGAGCGCTTTCTTGCCCTAGTATCAGACGACACCACAAACGAGGAACCATTCTGATAACCAAAGAGCAGACAGTCGAGATAGTAAGACAGGCATACGCCACCTACAATCAACAGTTACTGAAAGTAGATGAGAAGGCAACCTTTAACGCCTGGTACGAGTTACTGCGCGACTTAGAGTACGAGGACGTCAAGTCGGCCTTCATCCAGCTAGCGACACACGCCAAGTTCATGCCCAGGCCTGGGGACGTAAGACGCACCGCAATAGATACCCGTAATAAAATACCCCCATTTTTAGATGCCTATTCTGCTTGGGGTATTTTTCAGGGGATATTAAAAGAGGTACATTCCGGTGCCCAAACAGAAAGACCCCCTTTCGACGAGGCACTAAAAATTACGCTAAATAAATTAGGGGAAGTTTCATACGACATGCACACCAATGGCGATAGGGAAGTATTCGTACGCACGTATGAGCAGGTAGTCCAGAAGCTAGAGCAAGACAAGTACGCCATACAAAAGGAAGATTTGTAGTTGAGCACCGACAAAAAAAATTTTGAAACGAAAAAACCGCACGCACGCAAGCTTTTTGCCTCTTTTTCAGTCTTTTGGAAGTGGACATACGTTTCTTTTCTCTGGATTGCTGGTATTTCCGTCTACCTCTGGCTATGCTGGTGGGCAATCCGTCTCCTAGTTACCCTCGCAGTCTGAAAGGCCACCTATGTCAATCATCGAATACACCTTCTTCCTTATAGGGCTGGCGGCTATTTTCATCATTTCCTATTCCCGTGCCTCCTTCTGGATTCGTGCTCTTTCTGTTACCTATATAGCCCTGCTCATCCATAACCTAGTTATCCGCTAACATCTGGCTATGAAACGGAATCAGGGGCGTCCAGTTGTCCACCCAGTCAAAGAGAGTACGACCGTTACTCTTAAAGTCTCTAGAGAGTTTAAAGAGCGCCTTATTATTCAGGCTGAAGCAGTCGACCTTACCCTTACGGACTATATAAAGGCTTTGGTTATTCGGGATGGTGCGTAAGCGAGAGTTAGCTAAATTCCCTAACCGTAAGTACGGCATTGCGCTGTCCGTTACGGGTGCTCAAAAGAATGAGATTGTTCGCTATGCCGATGAAATAGGGGTTTCGGTCAATCAACTGATTACTTATGCAGCCCTTATGTTCATACGGAACGAAAAGAAAATCCCTGAGCCTGGTCCTTCTCAGTACTCTAAAGTCACTGCTGACGATGTCATTCGTTCGTACATCACTGGTGAAAGACTTCTCCAGCCTTGTGGTCAAAAGGAATGTGTTCAGGACCTTACTGACATATCAGGTATGGAGTTCTGTAAGACCTGTAATCTAAGAGTTAACTAGTCTTCGAAGTCGTCTAACTTCTCTCCGCATATTGGGTATGTCGGGAGTATCTTTCTCTTAATACAGGAGCAGATGGTTGCTTCCATTAGCTTCCCCACATCTGTGCAAGGGTCGGCCTTGTTGGCTTTACTCCCCTGCGTCTTTGCTCTGCTGCTAGTTGTCTACTAGTGAGTCCAGCCCATACACCATGCATATCTGCCGGTGGGAACTCTAGTGCATACTCCAAACACTGATTCTTCACTGGACAGCCTTTACAGATAGCCCTAGCCTGGGCAATATAAGTAATATCCTTATGTTCTTTGGGAAACATAAGTGCGGTCTTATTCTTACAGGCTGCTAGTTCAAACCAACCGAATCTTTGGATATACGGTAATTCTGTTGGTTGGGTAGTTTTATTTACCTTTTTTTGTTTGGGCATTATAATTGGGCAATCTTTCTTAAGAACCCTTTATTGAGTTCTCATTAATTACGTCTCCCTATATAAGCACATCTATTATTCCCTTCTAGGTATAGTGGACTACCCAGCTTTTGCTAACCCCGTGGCAGCAAATTAAGCGGCGTTTCTTTCCTCCAATTGTTGCTTCGTTCCTCTCCTTTGTGTAATCTATGCATACCTACGAAGGAAGGAAATCACATGGGACGACAGATTAAGGAACGAGCCGAACGAACTCACTGCAAGTTAGGACATGAGCTTTCAGATGACAATGTTCGTATTCTAAATAAGGGAAGTGGTCGAAAGTACAAGCAGTGCTTGACGTGCAAGCCTGGAGAGATTGGCACTCGCTCTGAAGCAAGCACTACTTACGAGCGCTCTAGCGGAAGCCGCATGAGAGCAGCTATGAGTAATGGTGTATTCGGAGACGCTATGACAAGAGCC